AGCAGAAAAAGATCTCTTTGTTAGATGTAATGCTATTACACAAAGCAAGTATTTTGCTCGTAAGTATCAGCCTGTTATGGACTTTATACAAGAGCACGTAGATGGTTATGGTGACTTGCCTACACATGAACAAATTGCTGCAAAAACAAGTCAGCAGTTTGATGATATTACTAGCAAAGTAACAGACGATCACAAAAACTGGTTCATGGATGAATATGAAAAGTTTTGTAGACACAAAGCACTTGAAGGCGCAATTCTGCAAAGTGCTGACAAACTAGAACGACATGAGTATGGTAGTGTAGAACAACTAATTAAAGATGCTGTTAGTATTGGACTTGCTAAAGACTTTGGACTTAACTATTGGGATGATCCTGCAGGACGTATTCAAACTATTAAAGACAACAGAGGACAAAACAGTACAGGTTGGGAAAGTCTCGACAAAGTATTGTACGGTGGATTTAATCCAGGCGAACTAAACATCTTTGCAGGTGGTAGTGGTTCAGGTAAAAGTTTGTTTATGCAGAACATGGCACTTAACTGGGCACTTGCTGGTAAGAACGTTGTTTATGTTTCCTTAGAGCTTAGTGAAGAACTGTGTAGTATGCGACTAGACGCTATGCTTACTAATATGAGTACACGTGATGTTATGAAGAATCCAGATGACGTTGAACTTAAAGTTAAAATGGCAAGTAAAAAAGCAGGTGTACTACAAGTTATCCAAATGAAAAACGGATGTACTGTAAACGATATTAAAGCATATATCAAAGAATTCCAAATACAAAAGAATATTAAAGTAGATGGGTTATTTGTAGACTACTTGGATTTGATGATGCCTGTGAGTGTTAAAGTTAATCCAAGTGATCAATTTATTAAAGATAAATTTGTATCGGAAGAGTTACGTAACTTAGCAATTGAACTTGGCACACTATTTGTTACAGCATCGCAGTTGAACCGTGGTGCTGTTGATGAAGTGGAGTTTGACCATTCGCACATTGCAGGTGGTATTAGTAAAATTAATACAGCAGACAACTTGATTGGTATTTTTAGTAGTCGTGCAATGCGTGAGCGTGGGCGTGTACAGATACAGTTTATGAAAACACGTAGTAGTAGTGGAGTTGGTACTAAACTGGATTTAGGTTATGATATGAACACACTGCGTATTACCGATTTGGATGAAGATGAACAAGGAGAAGAAGGAGCAGTTGCAAGCATTTATCAAAGTTTAAAAGCAAATGCAACAGCCAGTGTTAGTCCTCCGGGTCAGCAAGTTGCACAACCCGCTGCGGTTGCTGTAGACAATGCTGATAGATTGAAAAATTTATTAAAAAGAAGAGAATAATAATGGGCAAGACATGCAATAGATTCCTTAATCATCTAGCCCAAGTCGATTCTGCTGGGTATGTTATACCTTGTTGTCAGTTTACTAGAGAATGGCTAGAAAAGTGGGAGCCTTTTAATCTGAGAAACTTAGATACATTTGACAATATTTTAACTTCTGACAGATGGAATACATTACAAGAAGAAATGCTTAATGAAGATATTCCTGAATGTAGAAATTGTTGGCGACAAGAAAAAACAGGTGCACACAGCATGAGACAATGGGCCAACCAAACTGAAGTTGAAAACCCGGGAAAACTAGAATCATTGGAAATCGGAATTGATACAACATGCAATATGATGTGTCGTATTTGTAGACCTGGTCAAAGTTCGAAATGGTATTCTGCAGATAGTATATTAACAAAATTGCACGAATATCAGAATAAAAATGGATTTCAATATGACAAAAGTTTAGTAGATACTAGTAACAGCACTAAATTAATAAATGCACTTAATAATACCAACTTAACAAAATTAAAAACTGTACGTATCAATGGCGGTGAACCTTTTTATAGTAAAAAATTGTTAACATTGTTACAAAAGATAGACAAAGATGCTAAAATAGAAAATGTAGAATTGTCTTTTAATACAAACGGTAGTATATTTCCAACAGGAGAAATTGCTGATTTATTACACAGAGCTAAAAAACTTCGAATTGACTTTAGTATAGATGCAGTAGGAGATTTAGCTACTGTTACTAGATGGGGTGTCGAATGGGGTATTATCGAAGAAACGATAGATAAATGGAAATCAAATTATAAAAATGCAACATTTGGAATGCATTCAGTGATAAGTTTGTTAAACATAAACAGAATAAAAGATTTATACGACTTTTCTGAATCTAAAAATTTACAATGGTCATATTATGCTTTATCGAGTCCTGAGCATTTGTCTATAGATCAGCTTCCTGTTGAATCAAGAAAAGCATACTTAGTAAAATTCGATGACAAAAGTTTGACACAAGAAATAGAAATAAATGATATTTTAATTAATACTCCGTATACTAAAAAAACAGAATACGATTTTTTTCTAGAAGCAACAAGATTACTAGATAATTATCAAGGAAATAGTTTTAAAAACGTTAACCCAGAAATTTACAATCTAATAGAGGAGTTGCTGAAACATCAATGCCGTTGACCTTATCTAGTCTATGTATGATGTTGAACAACGGGCTAGCCTTTAGGAGTCAATAAGTTTGAGCCTGTATACGCCAAAAAGTAAGCCTGTATGTTGCCCGCTACCACTGATGTTATAGTTCTTATTTGCCCAATGGATCCTAAGTTCTTAATCAGAAAATGCAAAAGTGCCATAAGTGCTTTCCATCAATGTTTCAGCAACAATATTTATAAATAGTAGTGTTATGAAAAGAAAAACTAGATCTATTTTGGAAGAAATTAATGCAATGGCTCCTCGTCGAGACAAGAAGCAAATTGTAGAGTCTAATGCCGAGCAAGTTATTGTCACTGCTATTAATTTAATTAATTTAATTAACGAAAGTTTTGATGTAGAAACTGCAGCAGACTTGAATAAAAGATTAATTAATTCTATCCGAACTAAAGATCCTAAAAAGTTTCAAAGAGGGATCAAAAGAGTTGAAGATTAAAGATATATTAGGCGGCAAATTTAAACGTAAAATCAGACGTGGTAGCCGTATTAAAAGAATGAGACAAGAAGATCTTCATGTTACTGAAGGTGGAAAAATCTTTGGTGACGGTGTAACACCTTTTGATCATAGTATGATTCCTGGCATTATGAAAACTGTAAACAGTGTACTATCTAAAACTGGTGTACCTGCAATTCCAATTGGTAGCGGCGCAACTCCTACTAAAGGTAAAGTTAGCGGCGACTTAGATATGATTGTTGATGTTGCAGCACTTAAAGATCACTTTAATATGCCAGATGAACCAGATAAAGTTATTAGACAAAAACTGCGTCAACTGTTTGACTTAGCAGGATTTGAAACAGCACAAAGTGGTACAAGTGTACACGTTAAAGTGCCAATGGGTGACCATGCACACCAAGTAGATATTATGGTTGTTCCTAATGCAGCAAATGCAGCAAAGTTCCATACGCACAGCATCCCGGCTGGTAGTAAATGGAAAGGTGTAAACAAGCAGATTGCACTAGCATATCTTGCTAAAAAACAAAACATGCTATGGTCACCATACCAAGGTTTGTTTAACAGAGATGCTAACGGTAAGAAAGCAGACCTAGTAACAGACAACATCGATCAAGTAGCAAAAGCATTACTCGGCCCGAATGCCTCCGGAAAAGATATTGGCAGCGTTGAACAAATAATGACAGCGTTGGGCAAAGAAGCAGGTGAAGCGATGCTAGCTGACTTAAGAAGTGATCCAAATTGGAAAGAACTTGACTAATGCGAGCAAGAGAAATACTCACAGAGGCTGCAAAGGTCGGACGTGAATATCAGCATTTAGAAGATTTAGTATTTGCTGAAGGCAGCAAAGGTGCATTACGAGCGGCTAGTGTACTACAACGGTTAGGTCAAGATTCTAGTGATGTTGCTATTAAATGGGACGGTAATCCAACAATTTATTGGGGTAGAGACTCTGATGGTACGTTTGTACTAACTGGTAAAAACGGCTGGGGCAAAAGTAAAAGCACTAGTAGCGATGAACTCAAACAATTTATTATGAGCACAGGCAAAGGCGAGGACTGGAGACAAGACTTTGCTGACAATATGGGTGCAGTGTTTGATTTAATGGAACGCAATACACCTACTGATATGCGTGGATTTATATACGGAGACTTGCTGTACAGCCCTAGTAAGCCCTTTGTAAGCAATAAAGGTACATATGTATTTGAACCCAACAATGTTGCATACACAGTAGATGCAAATAGCGACATCGGTAAACGTATCGGTAACAGTCAAATTGGTATTGCTGCACACAGTATATACGGGGCATTTGGTGATAAGACAGGAACTCCACTTAAAGATACTCGTAGACTAAACACAAACGAAGTAGTAGTGTTTGGACAAACATATGTTACTCATACACCTAAAGTAGATACTAGTTCAGTTGAAGAAAT